GCGAAATGCAGTCGTGGGCGAGGACTTCGGCCGGACCGGCGACCTTTCAGTCTTCATTCCCTTGGTGGAGGAACAGAGCGCCAAATGGGCTGCGCCATTCCACGTCGAGCTGCGGAACATCCCTTTCCAACAGCAGGAGCAGATCTTCAACTACATCTGCGACCGGTTGCCGAGATTCCGTTTCGCCGCCCTGGACGCCCGTGGAAACGGCCAGTATCTTGCCGAGCGTGCCATGCAGCGCTATGGAGCCGGCCGCGTGGCCCAGGTCATGCTGAGCGACCAATGGTACCGCGACGCGATGCCGAAGTACAAGGCGGCCTTCGAGGATCGGACCGTCATGCTTGCCATGGATGCCGATGTCATCGAGGACCATCGCGCCTTCAAAGTGGTTAAGGGCGTGGCCAAGCTCCCGGAGACCAAGACCAAGGGCCAGGACAAGAAGCAGCGCCACGGCGATTCGGGTATCGCCGGGGCCATGGCGTGGTTTGCCGTCCATCAGGAGTGGGGCGGCGTCATCGAATTCCAGTCCACCGGGGTCAGGCGGGTGACCTCCGGACAGAGCATGGAATATTATCTGAGGGCCTGAGCATGGACAGGATTTTTATCAAAGCCGGCAAATTTGCCCCAGGATCGATTTTCGCCCCTACCGGCCACTGTGAGCCGCGAAGTCCCTTGACAACGTTTATAACTATGTCAAGGGGCCAAAAAACGGCAAATCTGCAATACCGTCCGGATGCCGGTCGTGACCTGTCAGCCCGAAACAAGGATCACGAGGTGTGTTGAGATGGCGGAAGAGACCCCGAAGCAATCGCCCGCAGTGACCGACGAAGTCGCCACGATCGCCAAGGACATCGACATCTTTGCCGGGTGGCTGAAGCGCCTGGAGAATCCGGACCCTGTCCTGCGGACCGAGGCGGCGGGAAAGGGGCTCAAGCTCTACGACGAGGTGGACCGGGACGCCCATGCCGGGAGCGTCCTCCAGCAGCGGACCCTGGCCGTGGTGGGGAAGGAATGGGAGATCATCCCCGCCCGGTCCGGCCGGAAGCTGGGCCGGCCGGCATCGACCAGCCAGGAGCAAGTTGTCGCCGATTTCGTTTCCCAGACCCTGGAAAACTGCAATTTCGACCAGGCACGCCTTGAGCTCCTCAAGGCTGTTCTTTACGGCTACTGGGCCGCCGAGGTGCTGTGGCAGGCCAATAAAGGCGATCTGAGGATTCGGAAGATCGTCGGCAAGCACCCCAGGCGGTTCATTTTCACGCCGGAGCGGGAGCTTCGCCTTTTGACGCCCGTGAACATGATCGACGGCGAAGAGGTCCCGGACCGGAAGTTCATCGTTTTCACCTGCGGCGATTCCGACAACCCCTATGGCCGGGGCCTGGGCCAGAGGCTCTGGTGGCCGGTCTGGTTCAAGAAGAACGGCATCAAGTTCTGGCTCGTCTTCCTGGAGAAGTTCGGCATGCCGACCGTGGCCGGGAAATACCCGGCAGGCGCCACGCCGGATCAAAAGAAGACCCTGCAGGCCGCGGTCGAGGCGATCCAGTCCGACACGGGCATCACCTTTCCCGATTCGATGGACGTCGCGTTTCTGGAGGCCTCCCGCACGGGGAACGTGACGCACGAGCAGCTCTGCGAATTCATGGACCGGCAGATTTCCAAGGCGGTCCTCGGCCAGACCCTGACGACGGAGATCAGGGGCGATGGGTCCTATGCGGCATCCCAGACCCACAATGAAGTCCGCCAGGAGATCATCGAGGCGGACGCGGACCTCCTGGACGCCTGCCTGAACGATACGCTGATCCCGTGGATCGTGGACCTCAACTTCCCCGGGGTGTCCGCCTACCCGAAGATCAAGACCTATGCCGCCCCGAAACCGGATCTGACGGCCCAGGTGACGATCGACAAGACCCTGGTCGTGGACATCGGCCTTCCGGTCGGGACGGCCTACTTCTACGACACCTACGGGATCCCCGTCCCGGCGGAGGGTGAGGAACTGGTGACGCCGGGGCAAAGGGATGCCGCATCAACTGTTGTCGAGCGGGGACAGTCGCCGAGGTTCACCGAGACGGAGGGCCGCTTCACGTCGGAACAGCAGGCGATCGAGGGGATGGCGGACATAGCCGTTTCCAAGGCCGCCGACGCTTTGGAGGGCAACGAGGAGCAGATCGTCGCTGCCGTACGGTCCGCAAGAAGTTACAACGAGGCGATTCAAAACGTCCTGGAATTGTATCCCGGGATGAACACGGATGACCTGGCGGGGTTGCTGGAAGCAGCCGCATTCAATGCCGATCTGTATGGGCGATGGACGGCCGGGGGAGAAGCATGATCGACCTGAAACCATTGCCGATGAAAGAAGCGCAACAATTCTGGCGGGACAAGGTTCCCATGTCTCCCGGCCAGTTCGTCCGCCTGTCCGACGAGGCGAAGACGCGGGCCTTCGCCGTTTCCGGGATCGTGAAAGGGTCGGAGTTGACGACGGTATTCGACGCCATTCAGAGGGCGATAGACGACGGAACGACGCTCGCCGATTTCAAGGCGGATTGCGAGGCGATATTCGCCAAGCGGGGATGGGTTGGGCAGCGTGCATGGAGGATCGACAATATCTTCCGGACGAACATCCAGACTGCCTATAACGTGGGCCGCTACCGGCAGATGCAGGAAGTGAAGGCCGCACGTCCCTACTGGCAATACAGCGCCGTGAACGACAGCCGCACGCGGCCCACGCATCGGGCGCTTCACGGCAAGGTCTTTCCTGCGGACCACCCATTCTGGAACACCTGGTATCCGCCGAACGGGTTCCGGTGCCGTTGTGGGGTCGTGACGCTCTCCAAGGAGGATGTGGCATCGGAGAGCCTCACGGTTGAATCGGCCGATCCGACGGGCAAGCTGATCGAACCGATCGACCCTGGCACGGGAAACAGAATGCCGGCACGCCCGCTGATGCCGGATCAGGGGTTTGCCTTCAATCCGGGCAAAGCGGTCTGGAGCGGTGTGGTCGATTCGGCGGACCAGCCCGGAAAGTGGAATGCGCTGTCAGACCTTAAAAAGGCCGGAGACTATCGGCGCCAGAATCTGGCCAATGTCAGGCCCTCGGACATCGCAGATCTGGATGAGAAGGCCCTCCTGCCGTCCGGGAAGGGTGACGCCTTCTATAAGGCGGAATTTCTTAGGCGCTATGGTGAAGAGAAAGTCGTCCAGGATGTGCTCGGGGAGCCGGCGATCCTCTCTCTCCGTGCATTCCTGATCGACAAAACCCCTGGGGCGCCGGAGAAATGGAAGTTCAGCAAGGCTGGGCATGGCGTTTCGATCCCCATCATGGAGGAGATCCTGCTGGCCCCTTATGAAATATGGCTCGTGCCTCAAAGAAACGAGTCAGGGCAGGTTCGGCTGGTCAAACGCTATATCGCTTTCTGGAAAACCGCGGACAAGAAAAGAATCGGGGGGCTGGGCGTATATGAAGTGGTGGACGGGGTCTTTCAGGGGGTGACGAATTTCATCCCCCTGGCCAAAGGAGAACCGCATCTGGACTATGTGGAGAGGCAACGGCAAGGGGTGCTGCTATATGGAAAGGGACTGTGACCGGAACGGCTCATGTTCCGATGCGCCGGAGCTGTCTGGCAGGATGGCCCCCCCGCTCCGGTCGCTCCCTTTTAAGGGAAGTTAAGATTCTTGCTGGAAAAAGTCAAGGGAATTTATGCAGATTCAAGTCAAGGTGGAAGACCGAGAAGTACGAGAAGGCCTTCGTGAGCTCAGGCGGCGGGGGGCGAATCTTCGCCCGGTCATGCTGGAAATCGGCGAGATCGTCCGCACTTCGGTGGAGCGAAACTTCGCAGCCGGCGGCCGCCCGGACAGGTGGGAAAAATCCCGCCGCGTGAAAAAAGAAGGCGGCCAGACCCTCTCGGATACCGCGCGATTGAGACGTTCATTCACCGTCGAGGCGGGAAACGACCGGGTGGCTGTGGGAACCAATGTGATCTATGCGGCGATCCATCATTTCGGGGGCAAGACGCCTGCAAGGGTCATCACCGCCAAGAATGGGAAGGCGCTCTTCTGGCCGGGCGCCCGCCATCCCGTAAGATCAGTAAACCACCCGGGATCCCGCATTCCCGCGCGGCCGTTTTTGACGGCCCAGGATGAGGATTGGCCGAGAATCAGGACCGCCATCGGGCGGCATCTCTTGGAGAGGTGACGATATGTTCGAATTCAAAGGATTCGACGACTGGATCCCGATTTTTCGGGGAGGAAAGCAGACAGACAGCCTTGGGCGGGAGCACGACGGCGATGCTCTGATCGATCGGGCCGTGGCGAGCTTCGACGTCGGCCGGCACGAGCCGCCGGTCTGTATCGGCCATCCGGCGGATAACGCCCCGGCCTGGGGCTGGGTGCAGGGGCTCAAGAAAGTCCCGCAGCGCGGCGGGGCGCTTCTCATGGCCAAGTTCCGGCAGGTGCAGCCAGCTTTTGCGGACATGGTCAAAAACGGCCTCTTCAAGAAGCGCTCATCGGCCTTCTACCCTGACGGATCGCTCAGGCATGTGGCCTTTCTGGGGGCAGCGCCGCCTGCAGTGAAGGGGCTTCCCGACGTCGCTTTCAGCGAGGAGGCAGGGCCGGTCTTCGAATTTTCCGACTACCGGACAGCCTGGTCCTGGGAGGCGATCGCCCGGCTCTTCGGAAAACTCAGAGACTACCTGATCGAGAAGGAAGGAATGGAAAAGGCGGACCAGGTGATCGCTGCGTATCAGAT